TATGATCCGGCGCGCTGTCAGCCACGGGATCCCGGTGCGGATCGTGGCCCCCATTGATCCAGTGCTGCCCCTGGGCCCCGAGGTGTACTGATGGCTGATGACAACGTGCTGCGTCCCGAATTCGGCGATGCGAAGCTCGTGATCGATCGCAGTCACACGAGCGATCCTTTTTGCGCCCATCAATACGTAGCGATCCGTCGCAATAGCAGGGCCGTGATCTGTCGGGTCTGCCAGCGTAAGGTGGATCCGTTTGACGTGCTGCTCGATATGGCTGGCGACTGGGAGCGTGTCACTCATCAGCAGCGAACGCTGGAGCAGCTCGCAGAATCGATCGCTGAGCTGAAGCGCGAAGAGAGCAACGTGAAAGGGCGCCTGCGCTCAGCGCACAAGCTCGGCACGCCCCACGAACGATCAAAGGTGTTTCTGGATGAGGTGCTGCGCCAATTGGGCGAAGCATGCGACATGCACGCGATCTATGCCGTGCACCGGTTCGTCAGTAGCTTTAAATGGCTCACGCCCGCAGAATACAAGCTGATCGCCGATGCAGAATTTGCCGCTCAGCAGCGCTCGGATCTCGTTGCTAGGAGCGCCCCTAAACGCCCTCGCCGCGTGCGAGTTATCAATGGCGGCAAGTAGTGGCCTCACGCCTGATCCACCGATCGCTGCCCCCGCTAGCCACGCCCCCGAAATACGTGAGCACGAAGCAGGGCCGTGCTGCGCTAGACAAGCTGCACGAGACAGCCCCCGAGGCGTGGAGGGCCATTGACAAGGCTTACCGCGCGGACTGGTTCCGCCATCGCCTGCGCGAATACGTCGCATTCCACGGCTACGCCAGTGCAGGCGTGTGCACGCTGCTAGAGAAAGCCGCTGCTGCATTTGCGGATGCCGACTACATCCGAGGGCTAGGCGCCCAGCAGAACGATCCCGACATGCTGCTGCGTGCTCACAAGTTGAACCTATTGGCCAAAGGGATGGAGGCGGCAGCGATGGAGATCGCTGCAAGGGAGGGCGCGCTGAGGCGCGAAGCCAATCACCTCGCAGCCGGCCGAGGCCTGGCGCATGCGCTCACGGAGCCCGAGCGCAGGGCCCCTAATGGCGCGCGCGGTATCGCTACGGAGCCCGAGGGGATCGGTCGGATCCCACAAGATGACCCCTGGCCCGGCGCTAGTGCCGAGCCGAAAGAAGAAGAGGACCCCTAATGCTGCTCAGCAAATTGCACCTCAAAGAAATGGCCCACGTATCGGGCTCCACGCAAAGCATGTTCACCCGTGAGGGTGGCTGGCACATCGAGCTGCACCCCGAGCTAGGTGGAGTCCTGTGCACGCAGGATCGCGAGCGTGGCGGGGGCGTGATCTGGATCCCCTACGCGAACTGTCGCAACGGCTACCCGATGCCCGAGGAGAAACTATTTGGAGCGAAGAAGTGAAAACCGACAGCGACGATCCCGATCTCGATAACATCGCCAAAGAGGTGAACGAAGACATCGCGAAGGGTGAGGGTGAGAAGCACTTCCAAGACGTGTTTGACGAGATCACGAGCAAGCAGGGCTCGGCGCGTGCGATCGACGCAGACCTGCGTGAGAAGCTCGAACGCTTCGCTCGTCAGTTTCGCTATGGCCTGGGCTATCACCTGCGCGGCAACGTGCACGGCTTTCACTGCGTGGGGGTGACGCTCGATGGCTTCGGCTCGGGCTTTCTGTGCAAGTTCAAGGACAAGGAGGGCCGCCCGTTCGAGGTGCTGGTTTCGTACGAGGACAGCTTCCACGAGGCGGCTAAACGCGGCGTGGTTGATATGGGGCGCGGGATGATCGATCTCGTGATCGGTCGCGTCTTCGAGGCTCGCGAAAGCTACATGAGGCGGATGCAACCGTCGTGACCCACAAGGGCACCAAAGGCCTGTATTTGATGCCCGCCACGCTTGCTCGCCTGGCCGAGCGGCTAGGCCTCAATGCGCCGATCACGCCCGAGGTCAAGGCGCGACTCAAAGCCGAACGTGACCGCGCGCAGTATGTGAAGCGGGCTGAGCGCCTCAACAAAAAGGATCGCACCGAGCGAGCGAAAGCAAAGGCGAAACGCGATCGTGTTGATAGCCGCGTGCCGGGCTGGGAGTTTGTGCAGATGATGGGCGACATCGAGAAGGCCCCGCCGGACAAACTGAGGCAAATGCAGCAGTACCTAAAGAAGAGCGAGGATCGGTTTCGCATGAGCCGGCTTCAGCGATTCAGGCTTTCCCAGCGCATATCTGCACGGCTTCGACTGTGCTTCAAAAGAGCGCTACTGAGCTAGCACGGCTGCCGCTTGAGTCGGTCCTCACGAGCCCGCGAGCGTTCGGGCTGAGGACAGCGAGCCCGCTCCAGCGTGCGATCTGCCGCGTGAGTGATGGGCTTCCGATCGGTGAGCTATGGCAGCACGAAGAGGTACAGGCCGCTTTTGGCCACATCAAACCGCCCGAGGTTCCGCCCGAAAAGCTCGTGATCCTAGCTGCGATCCGTACGGCCAAATCGATGATCGCAGCGGCCAAAGCGATCCAGATCTCGCAGACCGTTGATCTGAACGTGCCCTATCTGTCGGCAGGCGATGAACTGCGGATCCCGATCGTCTCGGTCGATAAAGACAAAGCCCGCGCCGTGTTCTCACATATGCTGGGCCCGATCCAGAACAGCCCGCACCTGCGCGCGCTGCTCGTGGGCGAGCCTACGGCCGAGTCGTTCTGGCTTCGTCACCCCTCAGGTAGGCCCATCGAGGTCTGCACCACGCCGCTAGCTAAGAGCGGATCGACCCTCGTAGCCCGCTGGATGCCGGCAGTGATCTTCGATGAGGCGCCGCTGATGGCCAGCGTGAGCGACGCGAAAAAGAACCTCGACGATGCCCTAGGCGCGATCGCTGGGCGCGTGCTGCCAGGCGGACAGATCCTCATGATTGGCTCGCCCTGGGCGCCGTTCGGCCCCGTCTTCGACCTGGTATCGGCGTACTTCGGAAAGCCCTGCCGTGAGGTTGTGATCGTGCGCGCACCAGGGCCGGCGATGAATCCGGTCTATTGGACCAAACGCCGATGCGCGAATCTCAAGCGCACGAATCCCACGCGCTACCGCACCAACGTGCTGGCCGAATTCGCCGATATGGATGACGGGATCTTCGCTTCCGTCGAGATCGAAGCGGCTACGCGCGAAGGGCCCGTTACTCGCCCACCCGTGAAGGGGCACCACTACACGGCAGCGATGGACCCCGCATTTCGAGGCAACGCGTGGACGCTCGTGATCGTCGAATGCACGGGCGTAGGCGGCCCGGGTGGCGCTCAGCCCCTTTATTCGGTAGCACTTGCCCGGCAGTGGATCGGCAGCAAGGCACAGCCGCTCAAAGCCAGCGAAATCCTGCGTGAAATAGGGGAGATTTGCGAGGCTTACGGGATCGATACGGTGCTGAGCGATCAGCACAATTTCGACACGATTGGCGAATTCGCTGAGGTGCAGGGGCTCACGCTCTTCGAGGTGAAGATCACGAGCGAGAACCGGCTAGAAATGGTCGAACGCGTATCGCAGATTTTGAGCGATAAACGCCTAGAATTACCGCCCGATCGGCAGCTCGCTCAGGATCTGAAAGCTGCCCGCAAGCGCGTGAGCCAGAACGGGGTAACGCTCGTGCTGCCCCGCTCGGGCGATGGCCGGCATTGCGATTACGTGCCCTCCCTGTCGCTCGCCCTGCACGATCCCCCCGCCTCGCCCGAGCCCCCCGAGGCTGAGCGGCAGGATGAGCTGGAGCGCATCAGGGAGCGGGTAAACCAGCAGAATACCGGCGATCACTGGACCCAATTGGCCCGCCGAGTGAGCGGGCTGTAGTGACACGTTATTTGACAATCGTGGCACGATCGGGCAGTTCTCCGATCTGTGCCGGTCGAACCGTTGACGCCGCTAGCCTTGATCGAGCTTGTGGGAGCCCTCTCCAAGCTTGGCGTGCAGCGCTTTCAATGGGGAGACCTGGCCGTTGATTTCGGCTCACCCCTCGCAGTGGAGCTGGGCGAAGCGGGCGACACGCTGCTACCGCCTGCCCCCGATAACGCCGTTGCTAGCGCCGCCCTTCGTCTCGCGAATCGCGGCCGCTCCGTGGCGTGAGCGCAGGGTATAGCGGGCGCTCACCGAAATGGTGGGATCGCGGGAACACGATCTACGATCCGGTGAGCGACACCTCACGCCCGGAGAACCCCGCGCTAGAGCTGGTGCGGCTCAGCAAAGCGCTCTGGCATCACTCGGGCGCTGAGCGTCAGTCGCTCGCTGAAGACGCTTTGTGTCTGTATTTCGGCAACGATCGCCACTCGATCCGCGGTCACTCGTCGGGCTCGATCGACGTGAACGGGATGGGGCTGAACGCGATCGAGCCCCCCGGGTACAACGTGGTGCAGGCGTGTGTCGATACGAAAACCGCTCACATCGTGCGGAACAAAGTACGCCCGATGTTTCTGACCGACGCAGGCGATCCCGATCTGCAAGAGAAAGCTAAGGGCATGCAGCGCGCGGTCGAAGCGGCCTTCGATCAGGTCGGCATGTATGCAGACGAAGGGGCCGGCATTTGTCGCGATGGTAATTTGTTCGATGCCGGATGCATGAAATTCTGCGTCGACTACGCGAACAATCGGATCATTGGCGAGCGCGTATTCGCCCACGAGATCCTAGTACCTGAGCGCGAGGCTCGGCTAGGAAAGCCCCGCCAAATGGGGCATCGGATGCTCGTGCCGCGGGACTCACTGATCAATTTCTTCAGCGGCGAAGGTGACGAAGACGCACGCGAGGCCTGCCGCCTGGCCCCTCCTGCTAGCCCCGATCTACTCGGCCCCGACATGACCGAGGCTGGCACCGTTTCCGATCTGATCGAGGCCTTCGAATGGTGGCACCTGCCGAGCGGCCGCGTCGATCTGAAAGAAAAGAAGAGCTTCGGGATCAATGAGGATGGCACGTTCGATCCCGATCTCGACCCGGGCCACGACGGGCGACACGTCATCTGTATCGACGGGATCGCGGGCGGGCTCGTGCTGAGCGATGAGCCCTGGCCCTTTGCGTACTTCCCGATCGCGTTCTTCAAACCGCAGAAGAACCCCGACGGCTTTTGGAGCCGAGGCATTCCCGAGACGCTAGCAGGCGCTCAGCTCGCGATTACGCGGATGAATATTCGCGTGGACGGGATCATGAATTTGCACAGCGTGCCCCGCCTGATCATCGATCGCCGGGCCAAGCTCAACAAGTCGAAATTGACGAACGGCTGGGCCGATATCCTAGAGAGCAGCATCAGCCCATCGCAAGCGGTCTACTGCTACAACCCAAACAGCGTCCCTGCCGAATTCTTGAACCAGATCGACAAGTTGATCGCCTGGGCTGAGAAGCAGGTCGGGCTTTCCGAGCTGAGCATTTCAGCGCAGAAACCAGCGGGGATCGAGCATGCCCCGGCCCTTCAATACCTGGGCGACGCTGAGAGTATCCGGCACACCCCGAGCTTCCGATCGTGGGAACAATTCCACCTCGACTCAGCGCGCATCATGGTCGACGGCCTGCGCATGTTGGCCGAGCGTAACCCCGACTACGAGATCATTTTTGGCGATGCCAAGGATCTCCAGCGCATCAAATGGAAGAACGTCGATCTCGGCGCTGAGAAATACCATCTGAAGATCTGGGCGACGAACCTCCTGCCGCAAACGCCAGGCGCGAAGACCAGCCGGATCATGGACTACGTCCAGAGCGGGCTGCTCACGGTAGGCGAGGGCCGCGCGCTGATGGAGTTCCCCGATATCGAAAGCGTAACGGGCGACGCGAACGCCGAGCAGCTGAACATCATGCACAAGCTCGACGCTGCGATCCGCGGCGACATGGCAGCCGCTACGCCCCACGCTTATTTGAACCTGCCGCTAGCGATGAGCCTCGCGAAGCAACGGATCAACAAACTCGAAGCCGATGGCGTGAAAGATGACGTTTGGGATCGGCTGATCGAATTCTGGGAGATGTGCAACAAGATGAATTTGCAGGCCACGAACGACGCAGCGCAAGCAGCGCAAGGCATGCTCCCCCCTGGTGCTGGAGGCCCCCCACCCGGGCCCGGCAACGCTGCCCCTGCGCCCCCTGGCCCTAACGCCGCTCCGGCTCCCATGGCTGCCTAGTGGCCGCTGCCCAAGTGCCGGGCGCCGCTGCTGTCCCCGTAGCGGCCCCTGCTGCACCGGTAGCAGCCGAGCCGATGGGGCTCACCGAGGCGCTAGACAGCCTGGCCCCGCCCGACGAAAGCCCACCCGGGGAAGCCCCGGCCGATGCCCCCGCCGATCCTGCCGCTGCCCCTGCGCCACAGGCGCCTGGCGTAGCAATCGATCCGCTCAGCGCTGAGGCCCTCGCAGCTCCGGGTGGGATCGAGAAAGCGCAGGCGTTCCTACGCGAGAAGCAGCAGGCCCACGATCGCGCATACCTCAAGCTCGCCAAGCGTGAGCACTCGCTCAAAAACTCGGTCGAGCGCTGGAAGGTCGAGCTAGGCCAGTCGCGATCGTTTGTGCAAGCCGTGCAGGCGGACATCGGTCTACTGCAGAACGGTACCGCCGATCAGAAGCTCGAAGCCCTCGGCCGTCTGTCGCGAAAGGACGGGCTCAAAGCCTGGGAGGAGATCGCGATCAGCGCGGCGAGTGGCGGCCGTAAGCCCGTAGCGCCCGAGGTGACCGAGCTGCGTGACGAGATCCGGCAGCTACGCGCCGAGCGTGAAGCCGAGCGAGCGCAAGCGCACGAGCAGGGGCAGCGGCAGCAATTGCAGCAGCGAAAGGTGCAGCTCGTGCAGGGCGCGGTCGAGGGCAACGCCTATCCCGCGCTTGCGGCGTTCGCGCACCAGAAGCCCGCTGAAGTGGCCGAGTACCTCACGACGTTGATCGTCGAGGCTCACGAAGCAGGCCGCCCGATCACGTGGCAGCAGGCCTATCAGCGAGTGAATCAAGAACTCGCGCCCTATCATCAGTCTGCGGCTCCGGCCGCGGTCGCTACGCCCGTAGCGGGAGGCTCAGGACCCTCCGGCACTAACCAGCCAAAGCCTGTGCAACCGACGCTGAGATCGCCGGGTAGGTCCCTCAACCCAGGGCTCGCAACAGCGCAAGGGCAGGTCCGTGAAATGACCGAAGCCGAGCGTGTTGCCGAGCTTGCAAGCGATCCCACGTTCCTACAAAACCTCTTCGGTTAGTGGGCGCGCTGGGAGCCGAAAGGTCTCTCATGCCCTCTGCAAATACAACGAATCAGCTCCCGCTGCTCAAGCGGCTTTGGGGCTCGAAAGTGGCGGACCCGCTCTACAAAGCGAGCCGGTTCGCCTCGATGATCAATAGCGATACGAACTTTGGATCCGAAGGACGCTACGTCAACGTCACGGTCGGTCCGACTGCGGGCGGCAGCTCGAACTTTGCCGATGCGCTCGCAGCGCAGGATGCAACGAAGGAGATCCGTTTCTTCGTCACTCATCGCAAGGAGTATCAGGTCTTTTCGCTGCAAGGCGATCTCATCGCCCGCTCGAAGGGCAACGCAAACGCGATGGTCGAAGCCGTTAAGCAGCAGGCCGACAAAGCCCGCTATGCGTACGGCCGATCGGTAGCGCGCAAGCTCTGGGGCAATGGCGGGGGCGCCCTCGGCCAGCTCGCTACGACTACGGTTCTCGCTGGCAATCTGCTGATCCTTCGATCGCGGCCCGACGTCGTGGGCTTCGAGGTCGGCATGCAATTGGAGTTCGCTCTCGATGACGGATCGTCGGCCACGCCCGCGGGCAGGCTAGGCGCTCCGGACCGGCTCACGATCATTGCGATCAACCGTGACACTGGCACGCTCACGCTGAGCGGTAACCTGAGCACGATCACGGGCGCGACCGTGAACATGTTCGTCTTCCGTCGTGGTGACTACGCGCAGGCAATGACGGGCATGCGTGGCTGGAATCCGATCCTGGCGCCTACGGCTGGTGATTCGTTCTTTGGTCTCGACCGCAGCACGACCGACGTTACCCGCGTGACTGGCTCGCGCGTGAACGGTGGAGGTAAGCCGAAGGAGGAAACGCTGATCGATGGCACGGCCGAGGCTCAGATCAACGGCATCACGATCAATCAATGCTTCGTGAACCCGCTCGACTACCGCGATCTCGTGAAGGAGATGGGATCGAAGCGCGAGATCCAGGTCTCTGCAAAGCAGGCCGGGATGGGCTTCACGGCCCTCGAAGTGTACGGGGCCACAGGCACGATCCAGATCATCAGTGAAGTGGACGTCCCTCGTGGTGCTGGTTGGGGCATCGACACCGATCAGATCACGCTACGAACGGCAGGCGATGCGCCAATGATGCTGAACGAAGACGGGATCGGCAAGCTCGTGCGAGCGGCTGATGACGATGCCTATCAGGGTCGCATTGGTAGCTACGGAAACCTTTTCCAAGACAATCCCGGCAATGCCGTGATCTTCGTCTGGTAACGAAAGGATCGACCGATGGGAATCACAACCGTACTCGCCAAAATTGGCGGAACTGAATGCCTCGATGAGGGCGGTGAAGCGACCGCTAACACGCTGCACGATGAATGGGTCTTGTACAAAAAGACCGATCCCGACGGCGGGCCCGGCAACGTCACGCCGGTCACTTTCGTTTGGGTGAATCCCTATGACTGCAACGTGCAGCTCGTAGGCGGGAAGGTCGTGGCCTTCGGCTCAGGCATCACGGGCAACGCCTCGAATTACGCGACGCTGAACATCCTCACCGATGACGGCAACGGCAGCACGCCGCTAGTAGCCCTGGCTGTTAGCTCCTGGCTTTCGGACGCTGGCTCCTTCCTGGCTGGCATCGCAAAGGCATTCACTCAGCGCACGCCCGCAAATGCGATCGTGCCTCCGGGTGGAAGCGTGTTCTTCAGCATCACGAAAGCGGGATCGGGGATCGTCGTCCCTGTTGCGGCGTTCGTGCTGCGCCTGCGAAAGCAGGGCTAAGTGGCGTCCCGTACTCTCAGCCTGCACAGTCGACGCACGTTCGGTCTGAACGAGAAGCAGCTCTCGTTTCGCATCGTAGCGGGCCCGGCTGCCGCTCCCCTCTGGGCTACGCCGGTAGCCGTGGGCGGGGGCGGAACGGGCGTTGCTCGTGGCGTGGCGAGTGTTACTCGGCTCGCTGCGGGCAAGTTCCAGATCACCCTGGATGATGCCTACGCCAAACTCTGCTCGGCGCACTACTCGGTCTCATCGTCTGATGACGCTGCGATCCTGGGCGCGGTGGGTGGAGTGATCGCGAACGTGGGAACGAGCTTGCCTGTAACGGTCGTGGTGAAAACCAGGGCCGGCGCAGGCAACGCGGATCCCGTCACGGTCGACGCTGATACCTGGATCAGCGTGGATCTCGTCTTCGAGGACTCGGGAGCCTAATGGCAAAGCCTAGCGGAATTCTGGCGATCCTTGGGGGCAAGCCTAAGGGCGAGGGCGACGAAGAAACGCCCGATGAAGCGAGCCCCGAAAGCGCCGACGGAAACGTGGGCGAGCGTGCGTCGCAAGACGCGATCGATGCGATCGAAGCGGGCGACGCAAAAGCCCTATACGAGGCGATGGAGCGGATCGTGGCTGCTTGCCATGATGCCGGCGAAATGGAGTGAGCAAGCTCGTAACGCCTGATCAGATCGTGGCAGACGCCTATTTGTACGCGGCGCAGGTGCCGGGTCCAACTGCGTTCGTCACGCCCGATCAGGCGTTGCGGCTGGTGAATCTCGCGTGCGGTGAGTTCTACGATCTGGTCGTGAGCGCCCGAGGACACGAGCACTACATCGACGAAGCCGATATCGCGATCGTGGCTGGCACCGAACGCTACAATCTGCCCCCAAACTTTTACGAAATGTACGCAGTCACGATCATCTGGGGCCCGCAAGACGTCGAGGACGTGCCGGCCTATGCCGTGATCCGCGATCGCGTGCGGTACCTGAACGGGCTGCAATGGGGCCGGCGTAACCCGAAGGCCTTCCGGCTTCGAGGGCAAGACGGGATCGAGTTCTTGCCGGTGCCTACGGCCGACGGGACTGTACGGATCCAATACCTGCCGGCGTTTGCCGATCTGACCGAGGGCCCGTTTGATGGGATCAACGGCTGGGAACGGATGATCTCGCTTCGAGTGGCGATCGATATGTGTGCGATCGCTCAGCGTGCCAGCGGGGCACTCGACAACCTATATGCAACCGAACGCCAGCGAGTGATCGATATGGTGACCGAGCGGGCAGCGGAGCATCCGAGCCAGATCCGGGAAACGTTCCCCGAGGGCGGCTACCGCGGTCGATTCATCCCGTGAAAACGATCGGCAGTTTCGAGACGGCCGATCCGCTGCGTCTGATGGAGCAGCTCGATCGGTTCCAGGCGAACGTTGTGGCCGAAACAAAGGCGATCCGGATCGGGTTCATGCCTCAGCTTCGCCCAGCGGCGCTGAGCTTCACGCAGCTCGAATCATTCAGCGTCGGCCAGATCGCGATCGCTGATACCTCGATCGGTAACGTCACGCTCTCACTCGCCAAGCCTGAGGGCCCTGGCTTCGCAGCGCTCGCTAAGCAGGTGCTGCTGAACAGCGTGATCCTGATCCCTGCTGGCTTTAATGCGCTCGGGCCGATCCTGATCAATGGCGCAGCGAGCAAGACGTATCCGACTAACGGGTTGTTCTGGCTGTTCTTCGATGGGCTCAACTGGGAGGCGAGCTGATGGCGAAGATCGATGACACGATCCTCATCGGCGGGCAGAACGAGGGGATCGAGCGCGCGGTATTGCCGCTGCCGCAGCTCGCCTTTGTGCTTAATGCCAGGCTCAGGAAGGCCGGCAGATGGGGCAAACGATGGGGCTACGGGTTCTTGCCAGGGACCGGGCTGAGCAACGATCCAGGCCTGCCCCGCTGCGTGGGCCCTGGCTTCGCGGTCGTTGACGATCGGTGCAGTCTGTTCGATCAGACGGGGGGCTCGTTCGTCCAGCCTCACATGGAGCCGACCCCGCCGCTCTTTCTC